TTACTTCTGTTAATGCTTCTAACTATACTGATACTTTCAGTTGTGATCCAAGAGTATTGGATATTGTTGGCCCTGCTCCTATTGAATTAGATGACTCTTCACACTTTCTTGGCTTAATATCTTGCCAATTTACCGCTAACGCTTAATATAGTAAAGTAATATAATTTTGATATGACAAGAGCAGTAGACCTACTCAAAAACAAGTTTGGAGTTTCTCAACTTTACAAACACGATATTAAACAAGATGATGAGATTATTCTTACTGTCTATTGGCATCCTTTAACTATTGCTGAAAGAGAAGCAATACAAAAAAAATCAAACTCTGATGATGTAAATGACTATGCTTTACAGATGATGATAGAAAAATCATTAGACAAAGATAGTGTAAGGCTTTTTCAAGATGGAGATAAGGCTTCATTAAGAAGAGAGGTTGAAGCATCTGTTCTTGAAGAAATTCAGTTAGCTATGGTAAATGCTGGTGCTGATAAGGAGGTTGCAGAGGCTAAAGCCGATTTAAAAAGCTAATAACGATTGGAAGTTTTTATTTTCATTAGCAAAACAGTTACATAAAACTGTAGCTGAGTTATGTCAAACTCTTACTATTGAAGAGATGATAGGATGGGCTGCTTTTGCAGAACTTGAAAGTGAAGAATATGAAAAACAAAAAGAACAAGCACAACGATCTAATGCTTTAAGAGGTAAAAAGAGGTAATATAGAGAAAATGTTTTGATTTTTATAGCAAGTGGCTAATTATACTGTTGATATTGCTGTTGCCATAAAAAATGCTGAAAAGTTAGGTAAATTTAATAAACAAATTAAAGATTTAAGTTTAAATATACAAGGTGCAAATACTTTTTTAGAGGCTTTTGCTAAAGGTGCTAAATTAGCAGTTGCAGGTAATGAGGGATTAGCTAGAAGTGTTAATAATTTACAAAAAAACTTAAATTTAACAAGTACAAATCTTAAAAATGTTGCTTTGGGAACAAAAGAGGCTACTTTAGCAGCATTTCAATTTGTAAAAGCACAAGAACAATTAAATAAAGGTTTACAGGAAGAACTAGCACTTATAAAAGAAGTAGAAAAAGGCAGACGTTTTACTAGGTTTGCTAAAGCTGGTATTAGAGAGACACGAAATGCTTATTCTAGTCCTATCGGCCCAGGTCAGGCATCGAGTGTTTTAGGTGGTCAGAGTGCTCCTGTTGCTGGAAAGATAGAGAGAACTTTAGCGTTGAGAAGAGATGAAATTAAATTACAAGAAGCATTATTGTCTTTAGAATTAAAATCAGCAGCAGTACAAAATAAAAAATTACAAATAAGAGGTGAATTAAATAGACAAACAGCAACAGCAGTTAATAATGCTAGATTTGCAGGTCAATCAAGTCCTTTAACATCCCCTGTCTTTCCTGGATATGGTGGTCCAATCGGACCTGGACAAGCTTCTGGTTTATTTTCTGGAGGTGCTTTTAGAGAAAGATTAATGTCTAATTTGGATTCAAGTCAAGCATCACGACAAGCTTCTGCATTTAACATTAGACCAGGTACTCAATATGAAAGACCTATCGGCCCTGCTTTTAGTGCAAATTTAAAATCGCAATTAAGACACCAAAAGAAAATTGATAAAAACACAGGTAAAACTGCACAAATATTAAGTACTCAAGCTGGAATAGCTAATTTTGGTGCAACTGGTCAAACACAATACTCAGCACCTATTGGTCCTTCTGAAGCATCTTTTATGCAAAAAAGAGGCATTGGAAAAGGTGCAAATCCTAGAGGTATATTTGCTTCTCAAGGAGGTAGAACTGCAAGAGCTAAAGGTGCATTACAAAGTGGTCTTATTGGTGGTGGTTTTCCATTACTATTTGGTCAAGGAGCTGCTGGAGCTATTGCTGGTGGTATTGGTGGTGCTCTTGGTGGTGCGTTATCTCCAGGCTTCGGTTTTGCTGGTTCTATTGTTGCTACTGCTGTTACTCAAGAACTTCAAAAAATTGTTGAATTTAGAAAACAAGTATCTGATTTAAATATTGAAATGAGAAGTATGGGAATAAGTGCAAATATTGGCTCTACTCAAATTAATAAATTAGGTAAGTCTTTAGGAGTTACAAAAGAAGAAGCTATCAAAGTTTTAGAACAATTTAAAAGATTCGGAGAAGCAAGTGTAGGTTTAGCTAAGTTTTTTGGAGGAGATTTTGCTTTATTTTCTGGATTTGCTCAAGCAGATGATGTATCTTCAACTTTAAATGCAATTCAACAGGCATCTAAAGATTTAACTATACAAGATCAAATTAGAGTAACAAATTTATTAAATCAAAAAGGTGCAGAAGCAGCAATCAATGAACTTATTGATATGAGAAGAAAGAAAGTTATTAAATTAAAACAAGAAGAACAAAAAGTAAGACAATTTGACCCAGCAAATCCAACAGGTCAAGGTAATATAAATCAAATAATAAATAATAGAAAAGAACTCGATAAATTAAATGTTGAAAGTGATGAATCAATACAAAACTTATTTCAAATCAAAGAGGGATTTACCGAGTTAAAATTTGCAACTGAAGAGGCAGGTTTTTCAGTAGTATCTGAAGTTGAAAGAATAAATAAAGAACTTAGAAAACTTAATAACACACAATTCCAAACTGTAGAACTTTCAAGAACAATAGGAAGTTCTTTTCAAGAATCCTTTAAAGGAATAGTAAAAGGAACAATGAGTGTTGGAGATGCGTTTAGAAATATGTTTATGCGTATAGCAGATCATTTCTTGGATATGGCTGCACAGATGGCTGCTGCACAAATACAAAAAGGATTTCTTGGAATGTTTGGAAATTTATTAAATCCGTTTAGTTTTGGTAGCAGCTTTGCTTCTTTTGGTAGTGTTGGTGCTGGAACTTCAAGTATGTTTGTTGGTAGTGCATCAGCTAGTGCGTTTCTAGCCGATGGTGGTACTGCGAGAGCAGGTAGATCATATATTGTTGGAGAACGTGGGCCAGAAATGTTTACTCCAGGAGTTACAGGTACAGTTACTCCAAATGAATCTTTAGGTGGTTCAACAAATATTGTAGTAAACGTAGATGCGTCTGGTTCTTCTGTTGAAGGTGATGAAGAGAATGGCAGAGAACTTGGTCGTATGATTTCTGTTGCTATACAATCAGAATTAATTAAACAGAAAAGACCAGGAGGATTATTAACATAATGGCTACATTTCCTTCAATAAAACCTACATACGGACAACAAAAAAGATCCGCACCAAATACTCGTACTATTTCCTTTGCTGACGGTTTTGAACATAGAATATTATTTGGGTTGGCTGAGCATCAAAATCCAAAAGTTTATAATTTTACTTTCAACGTATCGGAAACAGACGCAGATACTATAGAAACATTTTTAGATGCTAGAGCAAATGATAGTGACAGCTTTGATTTTGAAGCACCTGGAGAATCTGCATCACAAAAATTTGTTTGCGAAGGTTGGTCAAAATCTATACCTTATAACAATAGAGCTACAATACAGGCAACATTTAGAGAAGTATTTGAACCATGAGTACTGCTCCTATTATTACTGATCTACAAAAGATCAATCCTTCAGCAATAATTGAATTATTTACTTTGACAACTGATGCAACTTTGCATGGTTCTGCTCAAACTTATAGATTTCATAACGGAACAAGTTTAAATGCAAATGGAGATATTACCTGGGCTGGTAATCAATATTTAAAGATGCCGATACAGGCAGAAGGTTTTGCTTTTCAAAAAGGTCAACTTCCTAGACCTACTTTAACTATCAGTAATGCTCTTGGAACTATTACAGCTATCTTGTTAAATGTTAATCAGGTAACAACAGGAAATGATTTGACAGGAGCTACTGTAACTAGGATTAGAACATTGGCACGGTACATTGATGCTGTTAACTTTCCCACCACTACTACCAGCACAACAACAACTGAAACTATTGCCGATCCTGCTGATGCCGAAACTGTGACATACACAGTAACAGTAGTTAATGTCGGTGGATCTAATATTTTTGCTATTAATGGAAGTAATAATCCTGTTCTTACAATGAAACGTGGATCTACTTATATATTTAATCAGGCAGATGCTTCAAATAGTGGACACCCTTTGGCAATAAAATCTGATGCTGGAGGAGCACAAACTACAACTGTATCTGGAACTGCTGGAAATGCAGGAGCTACAGTAACTTATCAGCCAGCATATCCTTCTGCTCCTAGTGATTTAAGATATTACTGTACAGTTCATGGAAACGCAATGGGAAATACAATCACTATGAACAATCCAAATACAACAACTCAAGAAACTACAACAACTACAACTCAACAAGTAAATCCATTAGGAACACCAGATCCTACGGCAGAATTTCCTCAAGAAATATATAAAATTGATAGAAAATCAGCAGAAAACAGAGAGGTAGTTCAATTTGAATTAGCAGCAGTATTTGATCTTGCTGGTATTCGTGCTCCCAAAAGACAATGTACTAGAACAGAGTTTCCTTCTATTGGTACGTTTATTGCATGAATTGGAAAAAAGAAGCACTTGTTCATGCGAAAGACCAAGATCCTAAAGAGTCTTGTGGTTTATTGTTAAATATTAGAGGAAAAGAAAGGTATTATCCTTGTCGTAATTTATCAATGACAGATCATCAATGTTTTATTCTTGATCCAGAAGATTATGTCAAAGGCAGTAATTTAGGAGAGATAACAGCTATTGTTCATAGTCATCCTGTAACACCTCCTGTTGCTAGTCAAGCAGATCAAATCAGTTGCGAACAAAGTAATCTTCCTTGGCATATTGTTAATCCCAAAACAGAAACATGGGGATATTGCGAGCCAAATGGATATAAACCTGACTTACTTGGTCGGCCTTGGGTTTGGGGTGTTACTGATTGTTGGAGTTTAGTAAGAGATTGGTATAAAGAAGAAAAAGGTATTGAACTTAAAGATTGGGATAGACCTATAACACCAGAAGAGTTTGTTGATAATCCATTGTTTGAAAGTTGTGCTTGGAGAA